GGCGTACATGGGCGGCGATGGGATTGACCTCTCCTTCCTCAATTCGGTGGATGAGGTTGGCGGCGATGTCGGCGATGTCCTGCTTGGAGATGTCCGACTTGGGGATGGTTACGAGTTCTTGGTTCATATCATTGTGGTTGTGGGTTGAGATTCAAACAGGAGGTAGAAGGTGTAAATTTTTCCATCCCAAATTTCCAGCATTGGATTGGCAAAGGATAGCATTTCAAGTCCAGTCATCTGCCACCAGTATTCGTGTTTTTGCAGTATAGTTACCAACTGTTCTCCGACTTCGGGATATTTGTCCTTGTATTGAATTATAGCCGCAAAGACATCGGCATTGCATTTGGTCAGTAGGTTGCTCATGGCTTCTTGTATTTAGCGATTTCGTTTTGCAGGAACTTGATGCCTTTCTCGTACCGGGCAGGGGTCATGCCCTTATGGTCCTGATATTTGAAACGCTGGTCTTCGGGGAGTTGCTCAACGAGTGCCATGAAGTCAGCCTTAAGGGTAGCCACGTCAAGGTCATCGTAGGTAGCAACCAAGCCAAGGCGGTCGCTCAAGTCGTCAAGGTTCGCTTGCTGGGCAATCGCCATCTGCACCTCGTTGGCTGATGCGATGCTTGTTTCGATGCCGATTCCGAGAGCGGCAAGGCAGCGACCGAAGGCAGAGGTTTCGCAGTTCTCGACGTAGGAGGTCTTGTTTATCATGGAACTGGTGCGGTCCTCATGAGCATGGCCTGTTGCCCGGATGCGGCCTTCTGCATCCTTGATGACGGCACGAATGCAGCAACGGTCAGGTTGCAGGTCAACGAGTTCCGATTCGATGCTCCAACCTGTGTAGGCTTTGTCGTTGCGGAAAAAGAGCAGGCGTTGGTTTACTTCGACGTAGTCCTTGCCTTTGATGTTGGTGGTTTTGAATTTATGCATGGTTTAGGGTTTAGAGGGTGACGAAATAATAGGATTCAACAGGGTTGCCGTACGGGTCAAGTTCGGTAACTTCCGAATATTCTTCCCAACCTTGGGCATCTGCGCCATGTGGCGTTTGGTGTTTGCAATTAGCCATGGCTTCTTGCAGGGTGTCGCAGGCGGGAAAACTTTCGCTCGCCCTCATGTATTGCGACCAGTTGATGACTTCAAATTTGTGCATGGTTTTGTGGTTTAGATGGTTTTAAGGTAGGTGATAATGAAGCGGACAAAAATCCAGTAGAAGCCACCAGCGGCGGCGAGGTAGGTGATGACCGTCATGGCGGCATCGCAGTAGCGTTCGAGTTTGTTCATGGTTTTGGGTTTAGTGGGTTAAAAAAATAGTGCGTTGGCGAGGCGCACCCCTCGGTGGGTTAATAAGTAATTGTAGGTCCGTATTCCGATGCGAGAGGGTCAATCCAAATTGCTATGTTCCCATTTTCATACACCATCAAGCCCGTTGGTGTAACGGTGATGTCTTTAAACTTGGTTTTTTGAGCCTTGCCGTTGACAACTGGCATGATGTATGGGTACATACCATGAACCATTTGAGCGTCACTACAATGTACCCAAATATCGCGATTAATACCATCCACGGCCGCCTTAAAGGTGACCCTTACGATAGCATCAGAATCGTTTTTCTCAAGGTTGAAACCATTGGACAATCCGTGAATAGCGATAGGCTGACCGATAGGTAGAATTGAGCGGATAGCATCGGCTTCCTCCTTCTTCTGTTTGGCCTCGGCCTCCAATTTGGCCTTATGCTCGTCCCATTGCGGAAGGGTTTCAATGTGCGAGGCGTGGTTACCCATGTTCACATCATGCGCCCACAAGACATATTCCCAGTCAATTTTGGCTACATCGGCAATCACTTGATACGCATACTTGCCTTTTCCAAAAATATAATCAGGCAGTTGGCTTTCGCCCTCTCGGTCAAAACTGGTCGTCTTGCCACGCAACTCCGCATCAAGAGTAAGCGTAGGGTACTGACGGCGAACCTCGTCCAGCGACTTGGAAATGTTCTTGTGATAGGTGTATCGGTCATCCACACGGGCGAGCCAATGCTTTCCATTTGAATCGGTGACATACACCTGAACCTTTTCAACGCTCCACAGGGTATAAAACTGGGTAGCAAATCCGATAAGTTGATTCATGCTTTTGGGTTTAGTGTCCAACAAAGTTACAACGGCTCTATCCTTTTGCGACCTCTCGTGTCATTTTTTTATTAAACTTTTTTTTGTCCCTACACCCGATGCGGTATAAATTCCTAATTTTCGCCATAATTAGAACCTAAAGGGTATAAATTTGCACCATGACCTACCACTCCACTCGACCTGCAAAAGCCCTCACAAACGCCTTGGAGCGGCTGATGATAGCCATATCGGCACAAGAATTGGAAGAGAACCACGTCCTCCTTTGCGAATATCGAAGAGCCTGCGACCTGCTTGGCTACGACCCGGCGAAGGCCCAATGGACAAACGTCGAGGGCGTGAATGCGTCAGGATTGCCTAATGACAAAGACCATACCATTGACTATTATCACCTCTTAAACCCCGAAGAATAGCCATGAGAAACATCACCCACCTTGTCGTCCATTGCACGGCTACACCGAAGAACACCACCATCGCATCCATCCGCAGATACTGGAAGGAAGCCCTTGGGTGGAAGTCCGTGGGCTACCATAAGATAGTCGAGGCCAATGGCAATATCGTGCAACTCGCTCCCGATTCGGCCATTACCAACGGGGTGCGGGGTCACAACTCAACATCGCTCCATGTGTCCTACATCGGAGGCAAGGACGAGGATGACCGTTCTATCCAGCAGAGGCAAGCGATTGCAGCGGTGTTGCTCGGTTGGTTGCAGAAGTACCCCAAGGCCCGGATATGCGGACACAGGGATTTCCCCGGGGTGAACAAGGCTTGCCCTCAATTTTCGGCAGAGAAAGAGTACGGCTATCTCTACCTAACGGCAGGGGCAAAGAATGACAAACCCACCATTAATAGCGACAATGCGTGATTTGTCATGCAAGTAATCCTTTGCGAAAGGTAGCGGTTTTCGCTACTTATAACCCATCGATTTCGAGGGGTTAGCGACTTAACCAGCATTTTTTGTACGTTATAATGTACGTTACTGCACAGGTCAGTATAAGCGGTCCGCAGGGGTGAAGGTTGCGTGAACTTGCGTTTCAGGACCGTTATTGTCCTTGCTTGCGTTCCTGCTCGTTTCGAGTTTCATCCAATAGCCTCCCAAAGGTTTTGGGCCTCTTCCTCGTTCAGTGTGAAAGCCCATGTACCCGCCATCCCATTCCTCTTTGTAAGTAGCCGTGCGAAGTTGGTGAACAGGCTTTTGAATGAGCGTCTTGGTTGCACGGTCATAGCGGTGGATGATGTTTTGGTGATAGTACAATTCGTGGACATGGCCCATCCATGTCAAGTCGTAGCCTTCGGTGCTTGCGAGCATCCGCTGGTCTTGGATGACCCCCTTTGTGACTGGGCCTCCACCTCCTGCGCCGTGGTAGTAATGCACGACGAAGTTCTTGGACCGCAAAGGGTCGTGGTTTACCCGAATGTCCAGCGTGCCGCCATAGCCACCAACTTCAACCGCTGACCCTGTGGCGTAGTTCAGCGTGCTTGCGAAGCGTTGCAGGATGTCGGTTTCTTGGTGGTGGATGATGGAGGTTTCGTGGTTGCCGTAGCCGAGCAGGAGCAGGTTCTTGGCGTATGGGCTGAACCATTCCACCGCCGTATTGACGATGGAATCCAAGTAGCGTGCGTTGTTGTGTTCGGGGCGGATGTCCTCCTTGCTCCTGCGTGGGTCGCCTTTGCCCTGCATCAAACAAAAAAAGTCACCGTTGACGATGACCCCTGCGTTGCGGCGTTGTGCCTCTTTAAGATGGTTGGTCAGCAGACCCCTATCGCAGTGGGGATTATCCCAGTGCAGGTCGCTGATAAGGAGAAATTCCTGCCCCGATTGGCAGGATACTTCGTGGATGTTACGGGAATGCTTGGTTAGTGGTAGAATCATTGCATGGCTTTTAGTGATGCGTTTTCGGATTCAAGTATATGGATAGTATTTTCCAATGACTCAATCCGTTGACGCAAAACTAATAACTCATTGCGTAATTCTGTTAACTCTTTGTTTTGTGCTTCGGCAGTCGCCTGCCACATCGCCAGCACCGCTTGGGCTTGCTTCACTTGCAAACTATCGGCCGTGAACTTTCCCTTGGTCAGCCAAGCGACTGCACCGCCAACAACTGCGCTGACCGTGCCGATGATGGTCGTTTCGATTAAGTTCACGCCTTGGGAACTTCGGTAGGCTTGTTGTACTTGCTGACCAGCATCCATCCTGTTGATACCAGCGTAATGATTGCGCCAATCAGTTCGGTGAGGGCAGTTGCGTCAAGTAACCCTTTGGCTACGAGTGTGCCACCGATAAATGTTAATAGATGGCGAAGAAGAGCGATGATTGCTGATTGCATAAGGTTGGGTTTGTCGGGGTTACGCTTGCGGAATAGTCGCATATTGGTAGATGTTATTTCGTTTGCGGTGTTGCAAATTCTTGGTAATCTGCCTCGTATTGCGCATCCCAACCGAGGAAGGAATGCACTCCGCAAGGCTTTGGCCACACGATATAAGCGTTGAGCGATGCAGGGCAAGCGTGTTGGAATAGTATGTCAAAGCAAACCAAGCCATCCAGTTCTCCGAGCGGAACTGCCGTGTCAAGCGGTTGCAGGGATGCGAGCAATTGGTCTGCAACCTTCTGCGATGGGAATGCGAACTTGCGGAAGGTAGGCATTACGGACTTGTTAGGGCTGCGAGTTGGTCGTTGGTTAGGCGGGTGGTGTAGAGAGCGGCAGCACGGATGCGTCCGTTGAATGGGTCATTGTCGGCACTTGCAGCAGGTGCGCCATACATTCTAAATTCAGTTAACCCTGCGGCATCAGGCACACGAAATGTGCCGATTGCGGTCTGCACGCCATTGACATATGCAACCACGCCACTTGCTTGCGAACCACCTGCCGCAGTTCCACCTGCATCGTATGCGATTGCTACCTTGTAGTAGGTGTTAAGTTGTAGAGAACCAGTAACTATTGCGATTGCCGATGTACCGCCATCATTTCTTGACGTGAAGTTTATGTTTGTGACACCAGCCGTTCCAATACTTAAACCCCTCAAACTCGTTTGTCGCAAGAATATCGGGCCTGACTGTATTGCTGGTCTTCCAAAATATGCGAACTCGCAGTAGATAGTTCCAACCGTCTGCCCGATACTGCCGCTGACCGCTCCGCTGACCGCAACCACGTCTGCGTTGCGGGTGACTGACCCTGTGGTGGTGGGGATGTAGGAGGTTGCGACCGAGCCTGTTTCAAGTTGTGCGCCCCATCCAAAAATATAGTCGCTGGTATTTCCAGCAAATGCTGCGCCAAGCCTTGCGTTAGTGTCTGCGGTAAGCAATGAGGCAAGAACTCCAACCGAAGAAACACCAGAATTGTTACAGGTTGCGGTTAAGGAGCAACGATACCAACCATTTCCAAAGTTTTGTATTCGTGAAACCCTGTTGGAATCAGCAACTGAACCGCTCACTATCAAAGCAGTCCCAAGTTCCAAATCAAAATTTGCAAAAGGATTACCGAGAAACCTTGAACCAACTCCAGCAACCTGCACATATCTTCCAGAATCCCCTGCTCCCTTTTTAAAAAAAGCCGAAATAGTGTAAACCGTTCCGCTTACATAGGTGATTGAACCACTTGCGTTTGAATACAGATAGTGCGTTATATTTCCGCTTGTCGGCGTTATTGCGTTAGCTGTTGAAGTTCCATCGGGTGCAAGTGTTCCGCTTGTTGCAGCCGCTACAGTTACCCTTCCTGACCCTTCGGCTAATTGCCAGTTATTACTTGCATCCCAAGTTTGGCTATTAATCGTTAAGTTCGTCCCACTCGGCTCAACGAGTAGCGCAGGACAACCAACCGTTCCACCGCTTGCAAAGTAGTCCAACCTCGGTATCCCCGAAGCCACCGATTCAATCAAGCCGCTCGCATTGACACGGGTTGCAGTAGTCGCACGGGTTACTGTAAAGTCACCTGCTCCGCTGGTTGGGACTTGGGAATACAACTTGCCCGACTTGAAACGAGCGGGAACTATCAGGAGTGAAGGTGTCGGCATTCTTAGAAGTTGTAAATCGTAGCAAAGCGACCGAACAGGCAACCGCTGACCGCTGCCTCTGCTGGCAATGCCGCACCCGTTGGGTCAGCATCAGCACGGGCATTGAACGCCGCCCATGCCGCAGCCGCAAGGAATGAACCTTGGAATGGGTTAATCGGATAGCCGTAGCCGTAGCCTATCAGCATTGCTTACAGGAATGTATAACCGATGACGCTTCCGACCGATGGAGTGACGGCCGTAATCTTCCCGCCGTTCCTGCCGCTGATGACGATGCCCGCAGACACGGACTTGCCGCTCAAAGCGTAAGCGGTCAACAGGTCTTCGCCACCTGTACCCGTGAGGGTCGTAAAGGTAGCGGCAGCATTCACCACGATGAAGTCAAAGTTTTGGCCCGATACCGCAGCGTCCACGAATCGCATGGAACCGCCCTGACCGAGCATTTGTTGAAGAATTGGAGTAGGCATTGCTTGGGGTGTTTAGGGTAAATGTAGGTTAGGTCGGAATTTCACAAACGGAGTGCGAGTAGGGGATTTCAAAGGTCATGGTTGCCTGCCACCCTGCTGTACGGTCATCTCGGCTCTCTACAAACCTTGTAAGCGACACGGAGGTACTTAGCGTCCATTCTTGCGTTGGGTCGTTTGTAAGCGACGATATGAAGTCCTGAGCGATTTGCAGTTGGTCGCTCAAAACTTCGTCTTCATTATCCTGCCAGCCCAGCGTTGGACTGCCCGAAACCACGCCTCCCATCGTGGCAATGGATTCCACTCGGTCAGAAAAATACACGCCCACAGTAAGGTTGAGAGTACCCAAATCCGTAGTCGCTGACTGCACGTCTGCAAAGACGAGCGGATAGACGATTCGCTCACGGCTTGGAGTTCGCAGATTTATCGTGTTGTCCGTTCCGATTGCAAGAGGGTCGCCCGTTCCGAAGGAGTTCACCTGCGGGTGAGCATTTGCAAGCGCAAGGAGTGCCTGCTTGATTTTTATCCAAGACATATTTTTGGAGTTTCAAAATGTTTTTTGCGTGTGCGCCCATATTAGCAGTTGTTGCAGTAGGGGTCGTATCCGTAAGGCCAAGGTCTATCCAAGCCAGCACCACGGCGCAGGGTTCTTGCATCCAAGGCCATCCCTGTGTTGTAGTTCGTACCGTTCGGGTATATCGTGTCCAAAGCCGATGGCGGGGAATTAAAGAGCGGGTAGTCGGTGCGGTTCTCCATCAGGTAGCGGGTTATGCGCTCCGAGTACCATTCCGCATCGTTCTTAACTTTGTCCGTGAGCCGGGTAATCTCGTCCATGCTCATCTGCGAAGATTCCTCGCTGGTACGGCGAACCATGCCCTTGTTCATGTATTTGAAGGCAAGCACCATCGGTAACTCGTAGTATAGCCATTGCACCATCGCCGGTTGGATGTAATCTTCCAGCAGGGTGTTGTTGAGTGCCGTGGTTGTGCCGCTCACCACTTGCCCCACCATTTCGTTGTACAGGGCAGAGCCTACGATAGGCTGAATCCGCATCTCCTGCACCTTCACGATGGTAGGCCGTATTTGTGTAAACGATACGTTTTCGTTGATTACCGAATTGTCGAGCAGGGTTTGTTCGCTGATAAAGAGTGCCTTCATGCTTTGCTTATTTTATTGCCTTTGCGGATGACGATTTGCTGCTCCCATACGTGGCGGCATTGTGGGCGGTTTACGCCGCTGGCCGTGTGATACCATCCGCCTCTGCGATTCCAAACGGAATAGCCCATGATGCTGGAAATACCGTTGATGTCATCCCTTGTGTACACCTTGCCTTGGTCAGCCAAGTCCATCATGACCTTGCAGAACTCACGGCTTGTGCGCTTGTCCTTATCGCTGAATCCTGCCGCCCATGCGTACTTGTAGCGGACTTCCAGTACAGGTTCGGCCACTTCCTTCACGCCCTTGGGCAGGTTCTTCTCAACAATTTGGTCAGCAGCCCTTGCAATGGGGTAGCGGTCTTTGTTAATCAAGTACGCCACACGCTTGGCGACCTTCGCCTTGCTAACTCCGAACTCCTTGGCCATTTCCTCAACGCTGGCATCCCGGTTCTTCTTGCGGTAGGCTTCAATCTTTTTGTCAAGTTCTTTCTCTTCCTCGCCCAGTTCGGCAAAGGCTTGGCGTACTTGAGTGTCCAAGTCGGAATCAAACCGAATTGGCCGTGAGTTCATGACAACATAGTCGTCTGCATTGCTACCGAATTTGCTTGCGACCACCTCCAGTACCTTGTACTCCTCATCGCCCCATCCGAGGTCGCTCTCGTCATCTTCTTCGCCCCACCACGGTTCGGTAGGGTTGCTGAACTTTTGCTCCTGAACTCCGAGCAAGGTATTCACTTCTTCGGGGGTTAGGCCGAATCCAGCGGATAGCATGGTGCGGGCCATCTCCAAGGTGATTTTCTCTTGGGCATAGTGCCGAACGATACGCATCAAGTTCTGGTACTCACGGCCCGATAATTTCTTGATGTTGTCGTTGGATGCCAAGCCCTGCGGTGCAGTTGGTTCGGGGCTTACTTGGGTTGCCGTATCAGGCGCAAGACCTTGCCCTTCAGGCTTCGCAGGAAGCGATACAAGCGCACGGATTTCATTGGGTGACATTGACTCCAGTACCTTGTTTGCAACGAGCGGAGAGAGGCTATTAATGGCCGTGATGACATCCTGCACGCTGCTCTCGGTCTTGATTTCAATCGGAGGCAAGCCAGCCTTCTCACGCAGTTCCGCAGGGGTCATTGCTTGAATCATTGCGTTCTCGCTTAACTGTTCCGTAATCGGCTCGACAGGAATCAATTCCATCCCTTCCACGCCATTGAACGACCCCAAGTAGTTTATCATCCGCTCCACCTTCCTCACCCTGTCGTTGACGTATGTCGCTTTGAATAACTCGTAAGCCTCCACCAATTCCTGCCTGCCTCCAAGTTGGCCTTCGGTTTTCACGCCGAATAGCATCGGATTCACGACACGGTGCGAAATAAAGATTTCCTGCTGGATGGCTTTGTTTAGAATCTCAAACTGCTTGTCCATGTCGGACGGTGTGAGCGGCTCAAGGGTCGGGGCTTTGCTGACATCATCGTTGAAGGTCACCACAAAGCGGCCAGCGTTGTCCGTGCCGCTGAACTTGCGCTTAATCTGCCTTTCAATGTCGCCCTGCTCTTCGGGGGTAGGAATCCCGTTGTTAAAGTTTATGAGATACCCGCCCCAAAAGTTATTCCGCAGGTTGTTGTTATGGAAGTTGGCTACTTGGACATCGGCCTCAATCCAAGCCAAGCCGCCCATGTATTCGGGTAGGGGATAGGACTTGACACCCGCTGCGTACACCCTGTAGTAGAACAGTTGCTTACCAATTCGGTTGTCAGGGTCAAAAGCGGGAATCTTTTCTACATCGCCAATCTTGGGATACAACTGCACCATATCGTCATTGTACCACTCTGCAACTTGGAACATCCGCTCTTCCTTGTCAACTCGGATTTTCTCAAAGGGGATATGCTCCATCTTCGCAATCGTTCCCATCTTATTCCAATGGACGCACACCGCAAAGCCGTTGAAAATTTCAAGGTCAAGGACAAGTTTTTCGGTGATGTCGTTGAGGTCGTCATGTTCGGATAAGCTGTCAAAAAACTTGGCGTAGCGGGCTTGCTGCTCCACGGTCATCTTGTCACCGGGCTTCCATCCACCGCCTACGATGTAGTTAACTTTTCCGTTAACTATTGCGTTGTGCTTGCTACTCCTGCGGTAGTTGTCCAGCAAATAGTAGGGGTACTCGTTGAACGCACCGTAGGTGATGTACTTGCCCGCTTTGTTTTCGAGCATTACAGGTACTTTATGCTCAATCCCAAGCCATTGGGTGAACGATTGTTTTATGCTCATAGCGTGTAAACTGTGAAGGTAAGTGACTTGATGCTGATGGCCGTGGCACTACCTACGGCATTGATATACACTGAGAACTCATCGTTGCTTGCAGCATTTATATACGCTTCGGAAATAAATCCGTGAGCGTGAGTTCCTTGCAATGTTTGGTTGAATGCGGACTGGCTTACAATGCTGCCATTCTTGGCAATATAAATGATGTACTCTTGGTTATTTTGACCCGTGAAAACAACTTGAGCGGAAACCCTTACGGCTGCTGAAATCGTTCCTGTGTAAGTGATGCTTGAGGAATTTTGCGTGAAGTTGTAAGTGCTGACGATGCCAGCGGTCATCGCTGATATGATTTTGACCGCCGTATTTAGGGTCGGAGTAAATGACACCGCAGAATTTATGTAAAGGCTTGCAACGCCCCGCTCTCGGTCAAGGGTTGCGGTATCGGCGAGGTCGTCGAACAAACCACCCACACGGGCGGCGGTGTTCGCTCCTGCGGCGGTTTCGGTGGTGATGGTTGCGGCACTTGCCTGCAACTGGCTTCGGGTTTGTACGCTCATGCGAAGGATTGGTCAAAGGTGGAATCGAATACCCCAACGGCACTTGCCGCATAGGGTTGGTAGGTGATGGTATTAGCGTAGGTGTTGAATGTCAGCGAAACTACCTGTACATACGCCAAGCCCGTTTCAACCACCGCAACGGCTGCTGCAACCGTGCTATTGGTATCGTAAACTTCGTACTTATACGAGCCTGATTCAATCGACCCCACGGCAAGCGAAAATTTGTCATAGCGGTTGGTATAGTTCGAAAGGTTGGCCGATTTCAGCAGGGTGTAGTCGGTGCTGACGTTCTTGGCAATGTTGGTCAGGCGCAAGATATAGCGGTCGCCCGATGACGCTCGCTGCGTCCAAGTGACGACGATGGTGTTCGTGGTGTTGGGGGATAGGTAAATCACTCTAACCCTAAATGTACTTTGCGCCCGAATTTCACAATTTGCGCCCGATACTTCGGTACAGTTCGGCTCTGCGCTCTGCGGTTTTGCTTATGTCAAAGCGTTCTCGCACGTCCTTGCTCAACTGCACGGCCAAGGAACGAGCGTAGTCGGGTTCGTTAATAAACTTCCTGACCGCCTTGTACCACGCATCCTTCTTGTTGTATGGGATGAGCAGACCGTTGTGGCCGTGGACCAAGATGTCGGTGTAGGGGATGGTTTCGGATGCGATGATAGCCTTGCCCATCCAACCTGCTTCGACTACCTTCAACTCCGATTTGAGGCGGTTGAACTTGGTGTCACGAAGGGGCGCAATCGTTGCGTTGATGAAGTTGTATCCGCCCACATAGGAGTAGATGTCAGCGGCTTGGATTCTGCCGTAGTTCTTGTTCAGCCCCCGGCATGAGAGCATCCGCTCATAATCCACATATACGGGGTTCTCGTTCCATCCACCAAGATAAATCTTGTACCTCCCATCCAGCGATTTGTCATGGGCAAGCAAGCCGAACGAATGCTCCACCAATGCAATGTCCTCTTGGTGTTGCGCACCGCCAAACCATCCAATCTTAAACTTATCTTTCTCAGGCTCCTCGTCAGGATTGGCCTTATACTGCTGATATGCTTCGTACGGCTCGTTGGGCAATATGGTCACGTTCTTGTTCAGCAGGCGAATCTTCTGCGCCAAGTGTTCGGTCGTGGTTGTCACATGGTCAGCAAGTCGGATATGCTCACGA